GCAGTATCAGGCCGGATACGAGGTGCGGGTCGATGCCGAGCCTGCGGCGGTGCTGGAAGAGCTGATGAAGGGCTGCACCGGCCAGCTGGCCGAAGTGGGCGGCGAGTTCAAGATCAGGGTCGGCGGGCCGGGCTTGCCGGTGCTGTTTCTGACCGACGACGATCTGATCGTCACCGCGCCGCAAGACTATCAGTGGGCGCTCGGCGGTTGTGGAGGAAGGCCGTGACTGAGGTCAACGCGGCCTTCCGCAAGCCGTTCAAATTTCAGCTTGCCGCATTACGCCTGCGCTTTCGGGATTTGCACCCGACCGCGCGCTGGGACGACATTCGCGAGGATGCCCACAATCGCTCCTTCATGGTAGCCGGGGCGATGAAGGCGGATCTGCTGGCCGATTTTGCGCTGGCGATTGATAAGGCTGTCGCAGACGGCACAGGCTACGAGGCCTTCGCAAAGGACTTCCGGGCGATTGTCAGTAAACACGGCTGGCATGGCTGGACCGGCGAAGGGACCGCAGCTGGCGAGGCATGGCGCATCCGCACGATTTACCGCACCAACATGCGGACCAGCTACATGGCAGGACGCTATGCCCAGCTGCGGGACGGGAATTTCAAATACTGGGTGTACCGGCATGGTGGCTCTCTTGAGCCGCGCCTTCAGCACCTTGGCTGGGACGGGCTGATTTTGGAGGCAGATCATCCGTTCTGGGCACAGCACTATCCGCCCAATGGCTGGGGTTGCACCTGCCGCGTCTTTGGCGCGCGCAGTTTGGAAGGAGCAGTCCGGCGTGGCGGAAACCCGGCTTTGAAGCTGCCAGACGATTGGGCGCGAGCCGATCCGCGCACTGGCCTGCCAAAAGGCATTGGCAAGGGCTGGGGCTATGCACCTGGGCAAAGTGTTTCGAAAACGGTTTCTCTGGCTGCTGACAAGATCGCCCAGTTGCCGCCCACGCTCGGATCAGATTTCGGGACATCGATGTCAGAAATCATCGATCGGTATTGGCCGACTTGGGTTGCTGATACGCTTGTCGGTGGCTCACACGAGCCTGCGCTTGCGGGTGTTTTGTCGCGCGATGTCATTGCGGCGCTGACTGGGCGCGGTGTTGCGCCAGAGTCAGCCGAGATCATGATCAAGCCGGGCCTCGTTACTGGTCCAAAAGCACTAAGGCATGCAGGTTCGGGCGATGCCTTGTCAGAGGCAGAATGGCTTTCGCTGCCACGGTTGCTGCGCCGCCCCGATGCCGTGCTTCTCGACCAACAGACCGGGGCTTTGCTCTATTTGCTCCCTGCAGATGCAGGTCGGCCTCAACTTGCGATTCGGCTCGATTACAAAACCCGCCTCGGGCGCAAGGCCGTGGTCACGAACATGGTTGTCTCTGCCTATCGCGCGGCAATTGCTGACGCCAGGGCGCGGGTTTCATCGGGCATCTTGTCGTTACTTTTGGGGAAAGTCGGATGACGGAGGGTCGGGGCACCCCTCATGTACTAGCGTTCGGCTTGCGCCGGGACGGTATCCTGGAACCCGGATTTCCAGGGTCGTCATCCTGAGGAGAGAATACCAATGTTTACGGTCGAATTCAACAATGACGCTGTCACCGGTGCCCTGACGCGGCTTGCGGCTGCAATGGACGACATGACACCGATCATGCAGTCGATCGGCGAGCTGCTTTTGCAGTCAACGCAGGATCGCCTGAAAGATGGCAAGTCGCCGGATGGCACGGCCTTTGCCCCGCGATCTGAAGCAACACTTGCAAACTATGCCAGGCGGAACCTGCGGTTTGGTTTGCCGCTGTATCAATCTGGCGAGATGTATAATCAGATGAACGCGGAGTCCGGCTCGGATTATGTCGAGATTGGCACAACGGTGATTCAAGCTGCGATGATGCAATTTGGCGGTACCAAAGCGCAATTCCCTAACCTTTGGGGCGATATTCCCGCGCGTCCTTTCTTGGGCATTTCGCAAGACGATGAGCGCGATATCCTCGCCGAAATCGCAGAAGCCCTGACGGATGCCTTTGAGCCTTGATCTGAAGGCTGCGGCCCTCCCCATACCGTTGCTGATGTTTTGACATCGGGTGCCGCCGCAATATGGCGGCATGACAAAACCCGCCACTCATATTGCCCTTTGCGCGGCCCAGCCGCTCCCTGAAACCGGGGTGCCGGAATGGGTCCATCTGCTGCCAGCTGCTGGCGGTACGGTCACCACCCATGATGGGCGTGGCCCGTACAAGGTGACCGATCCGGCTGCGATCATCGCGGCATCAATGAATTCGGACAGCCGCGATGGCAACGGTCTGATCATCGACGAGAACCACTCTACCGATATGGCGGCCCCGCTTGGGCTGCCGTCACCGGCGCGTGGCCACATCATCGAGATGGAAACGCGGCCCGACGGCATCTGGGGGAAATCCGAATGGGGCCAAACCGGCATCGCCCTGCTTTCGGAGCGTGCCTATCGCGGCATTTCGCCCGTCATCACCTATCGCGCCGATGGCACGATCCTGCGCATCGCGCGGGCATCCCTTGTCAACTATCCCAACCTGCGCGGCCTCGTCGCGCTCAACTCGGAGTCCATGATGGATCTGAAGCAGCTGGCCATGGCCTTGGGCCTGGCCGAAACCGCGACGATGCCCGAAATCCTCGCGGCGGTCGAAGCGTTGAAGGGCGGTGCCGCAGAGGCCGAAACTGCCTTGCAATCTGAAATCGGCGGCATCCTCGGCATTTCCGGTGACCGTGCGGCGCTGGTGGCAGCAGTGCGACTTGCGGCGGATGGCAAGAACGAGCTGATCGCCATGCATGCGCAAATGACGGCGCAGGCGGCTGATCTGAAAGCCCTGAAGGACGCCAATACGCGGGCGGCTTCGGAAGCCTACATCGACGGCCAACTCTCGCAAAAGCGCATGGGCCTCAACGCTACCAATCGCGCCGAATTCGTCGCGCTGCATATGTCGCAGCCCGAGACCTGCCGCAAGATCGTCGAAGGCATGCCCGTCGGCGGCGAAACCCACACCCACCGTGTTCCTGGCGAAGGTGCCGACCAGCAGCTGCTCTCGCTCAATGCCGAGCAGCAGGGCCGGGTGCTGCATGACAAGGCCATCGCCTTCCAAGCCGAGCAGCGCGCCAAGGGCATCCAGGTGCCGCTGATCGATGCAATCACCAAAGTGAAAAAGGAGCTGCTGCTGTGATTCCGACCCTGACCCGGGCCTATGAGGCCTCTGCCGCCTTGGCTGCTTTCAAGATTGCCAAGTTTTCTGATGTCTCGGCCACATCCAAGGTCGCTCCCGCAGCGGCAAACACTGATCCGCTGATGGGGGTGAATACCGCTATGGCCGCCGCGACGGGTGATATGGCTGACATCGTCCAGCACGGCATCGGCCTTGTGGTCTTGGGCGGCACCGTGACTGCCGGGGCCGAACTGACCTCCGATGCCAGCGGCGCGGCAATCGCGGCAGTCCCGACCGCCGGTGTCTTTATGTCGGTCGTCGGCAAAGCGCTGTCCCCCGGCGTTGCCGGTGACGTCAGCCCCGGGGTGCTGATCCTGACCCGTGCGGCGCTGCAGAACTTTCGCCCCGGTGCCGCCGTTTACGTCATCGAATTTGCCCTAGCCGATCAATTGAGGATCACCCGATGAGCCGCAAGCCTCTCGAAGCAGCGCCGCTGCCCGAAGTCACCCCGCCGCTGCCGTCCGAGGGCGGCTGTTTTGTCATCGATGCCAATGGCGCGTTGCAAAAGGTCGCCGATGAAACGGCACCGCCCCCTGTAATTGCCCCTGAAACGGAGGCTTAAATGTCGATTTTCTTCCGCACCAAAGTCCTGCTCGCCAAGATCGAAACCACTTACGGCGTTGACCCGACCCCGACAGGTGCCGCCGATGCGGTGCTGGGCAAGGATGTCAAAATCTCGCCGATGGAGGGGCAGGATATCAGCCGCGAGCTGGATCTGGCCTTCATGGGGGCAGAGCCGACGATTCCGGCTAACACCTTCGCCAAGATCAGCTTCAAGGTCGAATTGTCGCCCAACGGCGCGGCAGGCGTGGCTCCCGCCTGGGGGCCACTGCTGCGCGCCTGTGGTTGCGCGCAAACCATCGTCGCCTCGACCTCGGTGACCTATAACCCGATCAGCCTCAGCCACGAGTCGATCACGCTGTGGTTTGTCATCGGCTCCACCCTGTTCAAAGTGCCGGGCGCGCGCGGTACCGCCAAGGTCACGATCGGTGCTCAGGGTATCCCCTACATCGAATTCGAATTCACTGGCCTGTTCACCGTGCCCGCCGAAGGCAGTCGCCCGACGCCGACCTTGACCGCGTGGAAGAAGCCGACGGTTGCCAGCAAGACCAACACGCCGGTGTTCACCATCGGTGGCACCTCGCTGGTGATGCGGCAGTTCGCGATGGATCTGGGCAACCAGATCGAGACGCGGTTCCTGATCAACTCGGAAAGCGTGATGCTCGTAGACCGCGCCGAAACCATCGACGTGACGGTCGAGGCCGAACCGCTGACCACGATCAACCCGTTCCAACTGGCGGTCAACCAGACCCAGACGCCGGTGATCGTGCAGCACGGCGTGACCGCCGGGTCGCGGATCACGATCAACGCGCCCTTGGCACAAGTGCAGCGCCCCACGGGCGTTGAAGAAAACCAAGGCATTGCCGAATGGCCGCTGAAGCTGATCCCACAGCAAAACGCGGGCAACGACCAGTGGACGCTGGCGATCACCTGATCTGACCCCATTTTTTTGTCTGGAGCCCCAAATGACCTTCAAGCTGCAAAAGCACCCGACCTTCCGCACCACGGCGACGATCCAGGTGCCAACCGATGCAGGCATGGTGGCGCAGAGCCTTTCTGTGCGGTTCAAGGTGCTGCCCGAGGAGGCAACCGCGCTGGAACCGGTGGAGTTTCTGCGCCAAGCCGTTCTGAGCCTTGATGACGTAGTTGATGACCAGGACGCGCCGGTCGCGTTTTCGGCCGAGCTGCTCGAGGAGGTCATTGCACCGCCTTATGTGCGGATCGGCCTCATCCGGGCCTACTGGCAAGCGCTGGCCGGAGCCAAAGCGGGAAACTGAAATGGGCGGGCGAGGCATGGGCGCTGGGGCAGTTGCGCGGCAGTGGCCGCGATGACGAGCTGGACGCCGATGCAGAGTTCTGGGGCATCGACCCCGCCCTCATCCAGCCCGAAGAGGCGATTGGCCTATGGGAAATTCACGCCGCCGCCCTGCATGCGTTTCTGGTCGTTGAAAGCCAGTGGCGCGTGGTTTCGCTCGCGCAAGGCGGGCTGATGTGGGTCGGCCTTGATTATTCGGGCGTTCGCGCGGGCCTGCGCGGCGCGGGACTGAAGCTGACGCCCGACCAGTGGTCGGAGATGCAGATGATCGAAACCGGGGCGCTGAACGCCCTAAATCGGGTGCGGATGCAATGACCCTCGCTCTATCGCTACTGCTCAAAGCCGATGCCGGACAGGCCACCGCCGCGCTGAAGGCGGTGAAGGGCGATTTGGCTGGGGTGCAAACCGCTGCCGTCGGAATGTCATCGGGCACGAACACCGCTTCGACCTCAGTTAAAACTCTGACGATCGCGGCCGATTCCGCTGCCGCCGAGCTAACACAGCTGGCGTCTGCCGAGAGCAGGGCAGCAACCACTGCGGGTGAGTTGCGCACCGCGCACCAAGGTGCAGCCGGATCGGTAGGCAATCTCGTTTCGCAGTTTAACGACATCGGCATGATGATCGCCGCCGGTCAAAATCCGCTGCAGCTGGCGATCCAACAGGGCAGCCAGATCACGCAAGTCATCGGGCCGATGGGCGCAGGCGGTGCCGTGAAGGCGTTGGGCGGTGCGCTTTTGGGCATGCTGAACCCTGTCAACCTCGTGACCTATGCGGTGATCGCGGGCGGCGCAGCGTTCGTGCAATGGGCGATGAGCGGCGAAGAAGCAGCGATCGACCTTGGCGATGCGATTGAGGCGCTCGGCAAGTCAATGGATAGCTACAAGAAGTTCGCTGACTTGTCGGCAGCTTCAACCGCAGAGTTGGCGAAACGGTTTGGTGACTTCGCTGGGCAGGTCAAGGGTTTTGCCGAGTATATGAAAGGTGTCAGCCTTGGCACCGTTTTGACTGACATGGATGCGGCGATCGACCCGCTGAAAGGCAAGCTGGCGACAGTCGTTGACCTTTTGGATCAAGCCAAGGCAATCAAGGAGGAAGCGGGTCGGACGCAGTTACTGGTTGATCAAGGCTTGGTCGACCCGATGCAGATCCTTTACGCCAAAAACGCGATGGAGGTTTTGCAGGCCCAAGCGGCAGATACGGCTGCATCGATGGGCCTTTTGCCCGAGCAGGCAACCGCACTGGCGACGGCGCTTGATGAGCTCGGTGCCGCTTCAGGCGTTTCGCAGATCCGCGATGAGGCCGCCGATGCGCTCGCCTTGATCCAAGGCTGGTATCCTGCTGGCGCAGCCCTCTCGCCGGAACTAGCAACCGTAGCAAGCTATCTCAACGATATCGTCACCAAGTCCGCAGATGCGACATCGCAGGAAGTGGCAATGTCGGATGCGCTTGAATTGGCGGGTGGTGCTGTTGCTCGGCTTGCGGCAATCGCTGCCGACCTGCCGGGTTATTTCTCTTCTGCTGACGGCGCAGTCGGTGGTTTGGCAGCCACCTTGGCCAAGGCTGCATCCAACGCCTGGGCGCTGGCGCAGGCGCGCTACGGCACCTCTGGTCGCGAAGGCCGCTTGGAAACACTCAACGCAGGCATGACCGGGCGCGGGCAGCCCGCCACAGATTATGATTTACCGAAAGGCTGGGATAAGCCTCCAAAGGTCAAGTCCGGCGGCGCATCCGCCGCCAAGGCCGAGCGCGACGCCGTGGCCGAGCTGATTGCCAAGCTCGAGGACGAGGCGGCGATCCAGCGTGAGTTGGACCTGGTGAAAGCCGAGATGCTGAAGCATCGTAAGGATTTGGCGAAAGCGACCACCGAGGAGCGCGCGCGGGTCGAAGAACTGATCCGGGCAGAGCAGCAGCTGAAACAGGTCGAAGAACTCAACGACTTCATGAACACCTCGACCATGGACCTGCTGAAGGGCTTGGTTGCGGGTGGCGACGAGGCCACCAATGCGATGAAGCGGCTGGGCAACGCGATCCTCGACGCAGCAATGCAGGCGCTGCTGCTGGGCAAAGGGCCACTGGCGGGCGTCTTGGGGATCAGTGGCGGGCTGTTCAGCGCGGGCACGGGCGCAGCCAAGGGCACCGGCAGCTTGGGCCTGCCGAAGCCGTTTGCCGATGGCGGCATGATCTTCGGGGCCGGTGGGCCGCGTGATGATAAAATCCCGATGTGGGGCAGCGCCGGTGAATACATGGTCAATGCCCGCGCGACCGCGAAATACAAACCGCTCCTGGACCGGATCAACTATGGCGGCGACGTGCCGGGGTTTGCGAACGGCGGCATGATCGGCGGCGGCAAGGCGAGCGGTGCGCTTGGCAAGGCAGAGCGCGCGCTTGAGGTGCACAACCATATCTATTCCGCGACCGGGAACACCGAGATCCACGAGTTGGTGTTGCAGGCAACCAAAGCAGGCATCGAAGAATATGACCGCGAAGCGATGCCCTACCGCGTCAAAGACATCGTCAATCATCAACGGAAGGTGGGCTGATGGCTTACAGCTTCCCGCTTTCCACCGCAAATTTCATGGACCTGCTGCCGATTCAGCAGATGTTCTTCGATGCGCCCGAACAGGTGGAGATGTCACAAACCGGCGGTGGCGAGCTCTTGCGCGCCGATCTGGCCCCGATGCTTTGGGCGGGCGAAATCCGGCTGGGGCCGATGGCAAAGGCCGAGTCGGCGGTGCCCGAACTGATGCTGGATCTGCTGCGGCCTGCCGGTCGGACGTTCTACTGCTACGACCCGCGCCGGGCTTACCCGTTGCTTGACCCCACTGGATCAATCCTTGGGGCAGCAACGCCGACGATTTACGCGCTGCCAGCGGGCGGGCGCGAGATGCAGCTGCAAGCCCTGCCGGTGGGCTACAACCTCAGCCCCGGCGACTATCTGGCGTTTGATTACACGGTGGCCTCGGTCACCCGCCGGGCCTTGCATCGCATCGTCAGCGATCCAGCGGTGGTGCCTGCGGGCGGGATATCGCCGGTGTTCGAGGTGACGCCGATGATCCGCACCGGTGCGGTGACCGGCACCGCGGTGACGCTGATCAAGGCGGCGTGCAAGGCGGTGCTGGTGCCGAATTCGGTCAGCAAGGGCACCTCTTTGCGCGGCCTGACCCGAGACATGAACTTTCGCTGGCAACAGACGCTGAGGTAACATGCGCAGCTATACCACACCTGAAATCACCTATCTGCAAAGCCGGAATGGCTTTGTCACCCGGGCGCTGTTCTGGGTGCAGCCGCGCGACCGCGCCACCGGCAACCGTGTCGGCTTGGGCTTCTGGACCGGTGAGGAGGACCGCTCGTTCACCATCGGCGGCGTGGCGCGGACCTATGTCGGCGGCGGCGCGCTGAAGGCGCTGGACGCAGTCGTAATGCAGACGGGTGTGGTGATCCGTATGCAGCGGGTGAGCCTGTCGCCGCTGTTCGATTCCGTGGCCCAGCTGCTGCGCGGCTATGACGCGTGGCGCGCCCCTGCCGAAATTCACCGGGCGTTTTATAACCCTTTAACCGGGGCTTTGATCGATACGCCAAAGCGGCTTTGGAAGGGCGTGATCGACAGCGCACCGATCCAGACACCTGCAATCGGCGGCGAGAGCGTGGCCGAGGTGACCCTGTCCTCCGCTGCCGAGGCGCTGACGCATGGCCTGACGCTGACCCGCAGTGATGCGGTGCAAAGCCAGCGCGGGGGAGATACGAGGTGCGGGTCGATGCCGAGCCTGCGGCGGTGCTGGAAGAGCTGATGAAGGGCTGCACCGGCCAGCTGGCCGAAGTGGGCGGCGAGTTCAAGATCAGGGTCGGCGGGCCGGGCTTGCCGGTGCTGTTTCTGACCGACGACGACCTGATCGTCTCCGCCCCGCAAGACTATCAGCCGTTTGTGCAGGCCGATCAGCGCTTCAACGGCATCGACGCGAAGTACCCCGACCCGGGGGCTGTCTGGCAAGCCAAGGCGGCACCGTCGCGCTACAACGCCACCTGGGAGGCCGAGGACGGCGCTCGCCGCGTCACCACGCTTGATCTGCCCGCCTGCCCATACCCTGACCAGGTGCAGCGGGTGATGAACTCTTACATCACTGACGAGCGCCGCTATCGCCGCCACGGCCTGACGCTGCCGCCCGATGCGGCGGTGCTGGAGCCGCTGGACACAGTGAGCTGGACATCAACCCGCAATGGCTATTCGGCCAAGCTTTTTGAAGTGGCCGAGATCACCGACAACGTCAGCACGATCTTGCAGCGGGTGTCGATCCGCGAGTGTGACCCGACAGACTATAGCTGGTCGGTGGGGTCATTGGTGGCGGTGACGCTGCCGTCGGCAGAGCCCGTTGTGCCCGCGACACAGGCCTTGAGCGCTTGGACGGTAACGCCGGTGTCGATCGCGGATGCGGCGGGCACGGCGCGGCGGGCGGCGATCAAGATGACCTGGTCGACCTCTGACATGGATGGCGTCGATTCCGTTCAATATCAGGTGCGGGTCGCGGCGACGGGGGTG